CAGAAGTTATTCCAATTGCATCCCCTCAAAGTTAAGCCCTCCTCGGTTGTCAGAGCAACCAGGCACTGCTTAATGTGTATAGTTATCTATCCAGGTAATCTGCCCTAGAAGTTACTCCAGGGTATCAGTATAGAGATATCCGGCGATGGCAAGTCCGTCGCCATCCACCGTGATGATCTCCTTGGTCTGCACCCAACCCACGCGAATGATATCGCTTGCGATGGCCTCGTCCCTCCAGACCTGTGTTTGGAACGCACGTCGGCGGAAAGTGTAACCAAAAGACGGCCGCATTAAAGCGGGCTTCGGGTTAACATATCCCAGCCAAACGTAATCCCCCCACACATCGCTGGTGGTAGTAGGCTGCATCAGGTTAGACGTTACCTCGATAGAACCAGGAACCACGACCTTCATCCCAAACAGAGTAGAAGGCAGCATCCATGCCGAATCGGGACCCTCACCCAGCGCCTTGATACCAATTACGTTGGTGATGTAAGAGGTGATCTCGCTGGAGAAGGCCAGGACTTGGGCAACCTGGGCAGGAATAACGATGACATTAGGATATTGGCCGATCTGCTGACGGACCGTCTCCTGAGCCGTGGTGATGTCACTGAATATCGTGGCGCCAGTGGCGTTCCACTGAGTGCCCGGCTGTGAGGTCATGCCGGAGTTATAGTTAGCCGCCGTGGTTAACAGAGAAGCGGTCTGCTTCTCGTAGTCCAGGCGGATAGCTTCGGCACAGATCTCAGTGCCCTGGATATCAGGATCGAGCGGCTTTTGAGCCTCCGCGCGAATTCGATCATCGACGGGGTGCTCAACACCGTATTCCTGGCAAGTGGCGGTATCAGTCTCGAGGTCGTAATCCAACCGCATGTACTTCGAGCCAATCTCACGCTTGGTGTTGTAGCGCTTGAAGTGGTCCCGATGGAAGCGGTAGTAAGTGAACTTCTCCACCCCGACGTTCACGACTGGCATAACGATCTCGGAGATGAAGGCTCTATTCTGATACGCTACAGCCACGTTGGTTAGGAGGGGATGTATTGGTGCGACTGTTGATCGTCTAGTTGGCATTTTTTATTCCTCCTATGGATTAAGCTACGTACTCATCCGGGTCTATTAGCACCAAGAACTCGTCGAACAGTTGTTCTGCACGAGTGATGGCACGGCCAAGGTTCCAGGTGTGACTCACAGTGGCTCCAACATCGCAACGGCCAGCAGCTCCAGGTGCGCAAACGTCGCCAGCACTGATATTGGTATGCGTATTGGAGATAGCCTTAGAGACTCCACGAAGTCGAACCGTTACAGTCTCGCCAGCGGCCACAGTCGCATAATCATCGACCTGAGCTATCCCGATGGGGTAGCCAGAGGCGTCGGTGCAGACTTTGACCTCCATAGCATCGTAGCGCAGGGAGTCAGAGTCATTGATCTCGACTACCTGGTAGCCAGTGATACTCTCGCCGGTAGCAACTGTGAAAGTAAGATCAAGTATTTCCCTTCCAGTCCATGAACCCATTTCACACCTCCTTAGTCATTTTCCCGGTATAATTGGGGGATGTGGTCCCGGTGTTCAGGCAGCGCAGAAACAAGGGAAAGAGCTGTGGCGTAGTCCCCTTCGTTGTGCTCTTTCATATATTCCCTGGCAGCCTGATCAAGCAATTCGGTGGGAGAGCCCTTCTTGATCGGAGTGGCGGTGCCGAACTCTTTGAAGAATTCAGATGTATTGATGCGCGTCTGGAGATTCTCCATGTGCTTCACGACATCATTGAACAGGTCGGGGTTCAGTGCCTCGAGCTGGTATAGCTGCTCTGGGCTGAACTCGCCGACACTCTTCGAGATGGGATGGAGCTCCATCAGGCGCTTATCCTTCTGCGCTTCCGCAAGTTGCTGCTCCATCTTCTCTAGCCGAACCCGCTGCTCACTAAGCGACTTCTCGAGCTTCTCCTCTTTCTCACTCTTTGGATTGCTCTTATCCACAGCTTTCTCCTCCGGGTTTTCTACCGAAAGCGTACCGCTCTCGCCCATAGCTTTTACCAGGGCATCTACCTGAGCCTGTACCTCCTCCGGCAACTTATCCCAATTACTCTTTGCAACCTTGATGAGGGCGTTAAAAATATTGACCAGGGAGTTATCCCTATTTTCTCCAGCCTTATCAAGTTCGGGGCTAAAAGGATTCTCATCCGAATTTTCTTCAGGCGTTTCGCCAGTGCCTGCTACCTTAGTAAGGGCAGCAATAGCCTTGGCAACATTCTTATCATCCTTGTACTTCTCTAAGATGGTAAGAGCTTCCTTGGCAGCACTCTCAGCAGAGTCGGCCTTGTCGAAGTCGTCATCAGATTCCTCTTCGTCCCCATTTTCGTCTTCTTCTTTGTCAACACCTTCCTTATTGACCGAGGTCACCTTCTTATCAACTGCTGGCCTTACGCCAACAAGTGATTTGATAACATCTAAGGCTTTGCTAACCACAGACTGTTCGTCCTCGGTCATTCCCGGAACATCCTCTAGGCTGATATCATCGAGGGCTTCTAGTTCCAGGCTTTGCTCCTCGTTGGGCATATCATTACCTCCTTCAACGTCATTCCCTTCCGCACTCTTCAATAGCAGAATGGGCTTCCTGTTCGCTGGATGCTTAACTAAATGAATCTCGGAGAATATTAAGTTGAGTAACTTGTGGATCTTTGTATCTTCATCCAACGGCGTCACTGGTTTTTTGGGATTGCGATTTGGCCAATCCCAAAAGGGTACCTTTCTCACCCATCATAGTCTGATTGGCATTGCTATGTTCGCGCTTCACAGGCTGTATTCGTTCTTCTCGGCCTCCACGCGCAGCACCGGAGCGCCCCCCGGCGTTCAAAATGTCAATCGCAGCACTTACACCTCGCAGATATAATGCAGCCCCAGCGCAAGATTAGACATAACTCTAATCGTTATAATTATAACACAAGTGTCTACCAGGTGCAAAGAAGTGCATCTAGCGCCAATCTAAGTGGCTGGCACTCGTACCGCACTGCCCGTTATCGAAGCGCCAGTCAACTCGCCATTCTTAACCATCTTCCAGACCTTTTCTTCGCCGACGTAGATCCCAACTATTCCACTGCCCTTCTTTATCTCTGTAACATTTCCATTCCACTCGAAGGTTAAGTCTTGTGGTGCGATGTAGGCTTCTACGGGGTAAGAGTTGGGTAGGAGTGACTTGTGAAGCAGCCCCACCTTGCGATACTTAGCCATGTAGAGGTGCAGGGCTTTTTCTATGTCGACAGCCTCGGTTATGTCACCTTGGGCGTCTACAGTGCCGGGCTCCATGACACAGACATAGGCGATGTGGCGATCTTCGTCGGCTTTGACTATTGGGGCTCGAATGCTGGCCGACATAGATTCCGAATTACCTTTTGACAAATCATCTTTTAACACCTTGCCGGTAAGTGGCATGTTAGCTATTAGCACTTCGTAACGCTTCTGGTGAGTATCCTTGCCTTTGGTGCCCATTGTCATGGTGGTACTCATTTTGATAGCGTGCCAACCATTACCAATCTTTTCCTTGGCCAGGGGGCAGACATCCCGCTGACAAAGAATGAACTTCCCCTTTAGGTTGGACAGCGTGTTAATTAGAGCTCCCTGCTGTTCATCATCCCAATCCAGGCCTTCCCGCCACAAACCCTTCCTGCGCTGAGCGTGTGGATATGGAGGATCGATTAGAAACATGGTGTCTGGCCCATCGAACTTCTGGATGACCTCGATACCATCAGTGCTGAGCAGATGGACCCCCCTAAGCCTATCCCGATACTTCTGAAGCTTCTTTACAGTAATAGCAGCTCGCCTGCCGGTTTCGCTCTGTCGATAGCCCTGCGTGTCAGCAGATGTATCCCCCTCCCAGCCAAAGCGGGCCACGTACCAGGCGCGATACGCCATATCCATCAACGATTTTGGCTTAGATTTGGCCAGCGCCCTCCACCTATTCTTACTTGCCTTCCAGTTATGATTCGCAAAGGCCTGGAAGTCATTGTCGCTGCCAGACTGGAGGAACTTATAGATTGACATAATATCTTTGTTGAGGTCGTTCAGAATCTCGACTCCGGCGCGGGTGCTCTTCCTAAAAAAGACGGACCCAGCTCCTGCCATCGGTTCACAGTAAACTTCATGCGGTGGGAATTTCGATATAATGCGTGATGCCATGCGAGACTTGCCACCGGGGCTGGGGAAGGCGGGACCCATCGGCGTGGTATCAGTATTTGACCCCTTTTCCCCCGCAGCTTTATCTATCTCAGCTTTATCTATCCCCTTACTCTTCCGCCACGTGGAGTAGCAAACAGCGTTGCGCTGCTTATTGTCGGGGAATTCCTCGTTCATTGCCTTCATGCAACGGCCTATAAACTCTTTCTGTTCTTCACCCTCTCTCGGAGTTGGTATTGGCATATCATTATCCTCACTTGTTTGTGGAACTGGACTTATTTGTGGAACTGGATCTATTGTAATTGATCTGTTTGGCATATTAATTAATTATTACCTGTCGAATCGAGTTTAATTCTGTAACCCAATCACCGCCGCTCAATTTCTGTTCTAACGTAGTAAATGTTGGGATCGGCGGACGATACCCCACGTGTCCCTGCAGCGCATAGCTCATTGCATCCAGCGTGCAGCAAGCCCCTAGCTCCATGTATACCTTATAGCCACCAGCTCCATAAGCCACACCGGCCTGGTGAGTGTGCGCTTGTGCCACTGCGCGCCAATCTCTAAGCCCCAGCGACTCCTTCCACTCTCTCAGCCATGTATCTAGGTTCTCTGCCGCTCGCAGCTTCAGCTTGCTTGACGTACCAGCGTGACCAACCACTAAGTCACCATATTGGCCGAAGAAGTGAACACCCTTTACCACCTCTACTGGATCAGCAATCTTCACATTAGTCAAACCATTTGACATGAGCTTCAGCAGATCCAATTCTGGAGCGAACCATTGCAGCAGATCCATGAGGCCGCCAGGGAGGTTAGCCTTCGTCACCGCCTTGAGTAGCCTCTGGCTGTGGTTGTCGCTCACCACTTCGACCTCTGTAGCAATGTTAGCCAAGGTCTCCAACACCCAGGTTCCGTGTTGCACCTCTTCTTTGGGGTCCACGTGCTTGCGCTTGGTGAAGCTGCTGACGGAGTACCAGTCGAGCAAATCGCCTCCGTGGATCACCAAGTCGTAAGGGCCATCAGCCACGAATGCAGCAATCACTTCACGGTGCTCAAAGGGGCAGTGAGTGTCACAGATAATACCAACGCGGCGGCTCTTCCCACTTGGCAATTTGGGAGCTTTGGATTCCTGCGCCGATTTTCCCAACCAATCATTCCATTGCGCTGCCAACTCATCGTAGGTAGGGCCATCGTCCGTGTAGAAACGGGCTGCTTCTGCAAGCGCATTAGCTATATCCAGCCGCTTGTGGCGCCTGCGCACCTGATCGCCACTGTATCCCATACGCCTACCTATTGTTGGCCAGGTTAACCCACATTCCCGCAACTGGGCAATTTGGGAATCTTCCTGCAATGAGAATGACAACTAATACCCCCTCAACCAAAGCTCCCTAACGATGTTGATAACAGAGACCTGCCACTTGGTTAGCCACTTTTTGTTTACTATTATTAAAGTGCCAGTTGTCACAGAAGGTAGGAGAGCGCCACCGCGATGCCAATGATGGTGCCTATAAGAGTCATCCAGGTGGTGACGCTCGCAATATTCTTCTCGTTTTGGTAAATTCTCTTGTTATGATCCTCGAGTATTAAAGCTATTCTGGCATCACCCTTGTCCATGCTATCCAGGCGCTTCTCAAGGAATTCGCGTAGAGATTTCGTCTCTGATTCTATTACCGCAACGGACGTGGTGAGTTTTTGCAGCTTGTCACCATCTACTGGAGTGTTAGCCATTGTTAGTTATTTTCCCTTTCAGAATTTGTGTCTTCGGAGTTGATTTCGATGTCTTCAGGGTTGGTATCTTCAGGGCTGGCATTTTCATCATAACTCTCCTCACCAGATTCAGCGCCAGTAGAAGATTCTAATTCAGGGAATCCTATAATGCTTCGGATGTATTCCTCTGTCTTAGGACTCGTGGTCAGGAGGCCCTTGCTGGCCAGATTAGACCAGGCATCGCTTAAGATTTTGACATTCCGAGAGCTAATAGGGGCGTGGTCCAGGCGTGGGAAGTTTACCAGGTTTGGCCAGTTGAAACTAACTAACTGCTCTATCACATAGCTATTCACAGTGTCGCAAAACTCGCCTGCTTCAAAATCCAGCATCTGAATCAAGAGGTTGCTTTGGTCAGCGGAGAGCGCGTAACTGCCATAGGCGGCGCCGGGAAGGTTGATGAATTGAGCCAGGACACTCTTGGCGATCATCAAGTCGTGGTGCTGGATGGTGGATTGGTAAGAGGTCATAGCGCCGCCGCTAGAGGCGCCTCTGGAAGCCCCGCTGCGGGTTGGGGGAGCACTGCCGCCTAACAGGTACAGATTCCACGTTTCAGGGATGGTTACGCCAGCCTTGTCGTCGCCACGGAGGGAGGTAACTATTTCCTTAGCCTTGGCCTTGTCGTCAGCCGAGGAGTTGCGGGGGAGGGTGATGACAGGGATACCGACGGCGGACCTCTCCAAGGCGATGGCTTCCAGGCGGTAGAGCCGATCCTTGATCAGAAAATGCTTGTACGCCGGTCTAAACACACTAGTGCCCTGCAAGTCCCCAGCCTCTTTGCGATGGATAAACACCGCCAGCTTTTGGATAGGAATGGGGACAGGCTGATAACTCTTATCATCTGGCCGCCAGGCGCTTTGCCAGGCCACACTTGGC